AGCTGGTTTCGTTGGCCGTAGACACCTGCGTCTCGCGCAGACGAATCAGCACATCGTTGATCAGTTGCAGGTAGGTCATTGCCGTGTCAGCCCTGTTTCTTCAAAGGTTGCGATGAAGCTAAACGAACTGCCAGATTCAGTTGTGATCTTGATAGAGTCGCCCTCTTCCAGCACGATGTACGCATTGCCATCAAACTGCAAATAGTTCTTAGCCGACAGCGTATACTGAGTCAGGATGTCATAAGCCGCGCTTGCGCTAGAGTCGATCCATTGCACCGTGATGTGCTTCGTAGAGCCACCCGTATTGTGGATGTACATCACGGTGAACTTAGCGTAATACCCGGTCGGCACCGTATAGACGGTCGTCAGCGTAGCTGCCGTTGGATTAACGCCGACCGAGATTGGCCTCACTTCTTGTTCCTCGCTGATATTGCCTTGGCTTTCGCTTTTGCATCCGCTTTGGACGACGCGCCCCAGGCTCGGAGGGACAACAGGAGGCGAGTCGGTTCGCCATCCTTGTACTCAGGCCCGGGCATATTGCCCATTCGCGCTAGGAAGGAGGCCCGTCGCGGGTGGTCGCCTGATTTGACCGGGGCTTTTAGAGAACCACCGGTCGCAGCATTATAAGACGCCCTGCCCTTGGCGTTCAAGCCGCCTTTTTTGTTCTGTCCCTCTTTTCGCTGCCAGGCGGGGGTTTTCATTTCTTCTTAGCGGTTTTTGCCGCCTGTTTGAAGGCTTTGGCCGTAGGAGCGCCCTTCGTGCCAGGCTTACGCATCTTCTCGCCAGAACCGGCTTTGATGCGCTCGCGCTTGGCTGCGATGTTGGCATAGAGTCCTTGCTTCATTTCTTGGCCTTTCCAGCTTGCGACAGGGCGATAGCCACCGCCTGTTTCTGGGACTTGACGACCGGGCCTCCCTTGCCCGAGTGCAAGGTTCCGGCCTTGTACTCGCGCATGACCTTGCTGATTTTCTTCTCAGCCTTGGTCTTTTTCATTTGCTACGGCCCATCTTCTTCATGGGGGCAGACTTCATAGGCGGCGCTTTCATGGACTTGCCCATTTTGGCGGCGTACTCTTTAGCCTGCTTCTTGCCTTTTTGAGTGTAGGCGAACTTCTTTTCTCCGACCATCGGCATATCAATCTCCTAGATAGTGACTACTTTACGAGGGCGTCCACGGGGCCGAGCCGGAGCCGTGAACGGCGTGTCATCACGCTGCTTGTTAGGGTCGAACTCTGGCTCTTGTTCCTCTTCGTCCACCCGGACATAGCCAGCGTGACCGCGCATCGAATCAATGTCGTGCTGAAGAGTGAACGTCACCGTATTACCACTCTGAAGACAGCGAAAGGTTGCCATTTGAACTCCAAAAACAAGGGGGCAAAAGCCCCCTTGTTGATCAGGCCAGCGACCTGGCAATGACGATCCGAAGCGTGCTAGACGCCAGATCGACCGTAGAGCCGGACTCGTTCTGGATGCGGAACTTGACGGTATTGGCCGCGCTGACATAGCCAGTCACAGTCAAACCCACCAGATCAACGCCCAGAGAAGCGCCGATAACCATATCGCCCAGCGCGACGCCGGCGACAGTCACATCGTCGGTTTCGCCAGCACCGTCCACCAGCGAACCGGCGTCCAGAGTAGCTTTGACCAACCAAGTATCAGAGAACAGACCACGGAACTGGTCGTTTCCCCGTCGGGTAGTAACGGAAGAAGCGGTAGCCATTTGAACCTCCTAATAAAAAGACGCCCCCCGGCTTGTGGCCGAGGGGCTAGTCATTAGGCCGGAACGGCCAGAGCGTAGGCGGCGGAAGCGTTAGCGGCGCCAGCGGTAGCAGAGGTACGCAGAGCCTTCACGCCGTAGATGGTATCGGCGGTGAAGAGGGTGCCCAGGTATTCCTGCTTGTACTGCGTCTGCGAACGCACGCCGAGCTGCTCAACCAACACCATCGCGTCGCGGTGGCCCATCAGGCAGATACGGTCGGTGCCGCTGCCGCCAGCGCCGGTGTCGGCGTTGGACGAAGCGAACACAGCCATACCGTAGAGCTGACCGATTTCACCGTTGCGGATAGCGTCGCCGTTGCCGATGAACGCTTGCTCGGTGTAGCGGGCCAGACCCATCAGGGTGTTGCGGCTCGACGGGGGGATCAGGAAGAAACGGCCGTCCATGGGAACGTCGTTGTCGTCCAGACGCTGAAGGGTGCGGCGGATAGCAGCATCAGTCAGAGCGGCAGCGTTGGAGCTGGTGGAGTTGTACGCGGTCGTGCCATCGGAGCCGATGTAGGCTTTGGTGGTGGTGTTGCTGGTCGCGTAGTCGTCGGTGCCCACGGTAGCGCCGTTGAAAGCGCGGCCCAGTTGCACCAGGTCGGTATCGATGCGGCGAGCCAGAGCGTAGCCAGCGTCTTCCGTGTAGAAGGCGCGCAGGCTGGTCAGGGCTTGCACTTCAACGATGTCCTCGATCAGGCGGCTGTACTCATAGTGCTTGTTGATCAGCACTTGAATGTTGGTGTCGCTCTCAGCAATCAGAGTAACGGCATCGGTAGCAGCCTTGGCAGAGGCAGAGCCGCGAACGGGCGCGGGGATGTTGACGGTATCACCCTTCTTGCCACGGAAGGACATCTTCTTGACCACGTTGGCCAGGACGAGGTTCTTCTTGTACGCAGCGATGATTTCATCAGACCAAATTTCAGGAATGAAATTGGCTGCGGAAGTGGTGGTGACGCTATTTGTCGGGGAAAAGGCGGTATTAGCCATGTTAAATCTCCAGATTTAGGTGGGTTACTTGACCCGGCCCTCTTGGTAAGCCTGCATGATCTCGTCAGACAAGGATTCGTAGCGAGCCGGATCATGCTCTTTGTCCGGCTGGCGTCGCTTGCCTGCTCGGACTGTTTGGCTTTCACGCCACGCAGTTGCTTGAAGGTAGACAGCAGTTCGTTGGCAGAGTCATAGTCGAACTCAGCATCGGCTTTTGCGTACAGCGCCAGGCGAACGGACGAACCCTTCACCCAGTTCTGGAAATCAGCGTCGCCGACCACTTGCGTGTAATCGGGATGCTCTTGCGCCAGCTTTTGCTGAATCTGCATCCGTTTGAACTCTTGGCTTGCTTGACGCGCCGCAAGAACATCCGGGTGCTTATCTATGGATGCCTGAACAGCCTTCTTTGGGTCTTCAAAGAAGTCTACTTCCGGTTCTTCCTCTTTTACTTGCTGTTGCTTCGACCCGAGGTTCTGCTTGATAAGCTCATCGGCCAGCTTTCGGACTTCGCCCACTTCCTGGGCTTGCTTACCAATGAGCTTTTCAGCCTCTTGGTGCATCCGAATGATGTCGTCCAGACTCTTGTCCCGATACTTTTCGGGGAGCGCGGGCTTCGACTCTACTGCCTCAATTTCACTTTGCGGCTCGGGTTCTTGGTCAATCAGCATAGATGTTTCCTGCCAAAATGGTTGTAGGAGATTCAACTCGGCCATGGGCTTATGAGTTGGCTTTGCGCTCCGCGTTCAGCTTTTCGATGTGCTTGCGCTCAAACCGCCCGTATTCGGACGGAAAAGCGCCAGACCAACCTTCGAGCTTGAACGCGGGTGCGCTCATGATGCGGCTGGCTGTACCGCCGCATCCACACCGGACACTCTTCGTCTCATAACCGACGAGCGTTTCGATGCGCTGCCCGCATTCGCAGGCAAATTCATACATTCTTCGCATTGTTCAAATCCTCGTACGCATCCTCGCTGACCTTTTTCAAGGTTTTCAGCCACGTCAGGATAGAAATCTCACCTTTGCGAAATTGTAGACTTTTCTCATCCGCAATGGTAGACACATTGTTTAATGCGTCAAGCATATTGTCAATATCTTCGATGAGGTCGATCCAGCCTTGATGGGCGAACAGATCGAATCTGTCCTCATAATACTTTTGTAGCTTGGGTTCCATTACATTGCCAGAGCGTTGAGAAGCAAAACTGCACCGCCAGCACCGACTACGACGCTGGCGTAGAGCATGGGCATCATCACGGCCAGGATCGCCGCGCTGGATAGGACGATGGCGAGCTGAAGCGCCATGCCTGCGTAGCTGAACCATGGGCTACGGGTCTTGGCGACATCCCGGTCAGCTTCCGCCGCCTTTGCCTTGGCGCTGATCTCTTCCATGTCGGCCTTCTGCTTGGCAGCTTTGTCTGCCTTGCCAGCCTCTTCGTAGATCACCGAGCGAATGTTCTTGGCCTGATACCAGGCCCAGAGATTGTTCGCCTCAATGGTCTTGCCCAGCACCCGGCTGGAGTTGCTCCCGCCGTAGTAGCCGTTGACCGCCAGTAGCAGAGCAAAGATGCTGATGGTGATTGCCGCCCAGGCTTTGACATAGGCTTCACGCTCAGACCGGCTGGCGCTCGGAGGTGGTTTCTTGATCATAGACCTAGCTTCTGGAAGATCATGGCAAAGATACGGTTGGCGATGTCAGGCGGCAGCGTGATGATGAAGTCGAAGGAATAGTTGATGAAGATGAGGTAGCAGATGACCTTGATCCACTTCTCCATCGCATCAATGAGGATGAGATGGATGTCAACGGGTTTGCGGGGCATCTCATGCGATTATCTGTACGAGTAGCCAACCAACCCCACCGAGCAGCACCGCCGCGATGGCAACTGCGATGCCGATGTCCCGAAACTCTTTCATCTCACGCTGACGCTGAATCTCCGCGAGCTTCTCTTTCTCAGCCTCGGCTTTGTCCTCGGCGTTCATCTCGGCTTCGCGCTTCTTGATCTGGTGCCAGATGTCCATGTTGTTGGACGAGAAGAACAGCCCCTGCACCTCGCGCTCGAAGTCGGCCTGGGCCTTGAGCGCCATCTCAATCTGCATCGCCGCACCCAAATTGGAGCCGCCCTTCTTCTTAGCCTGGCGCGCCGCTTTGGTGGCGGTCGCTTTGGCGTCGAAGTAGTTGCCCAGCAATGGCCCGAGCTGCGAGACATCGCTCGCGGTCATAGGGTCGATCATGATCATGGTCAGCCACCCTTGAAGTGTCCTGCCACCCAAGCGATCCCACCACCAACCATCGAGGCGATGGTCATGCCCATCCAGAAGCCCCCCTTGCCCTTGTTCGCCAGGGCAACAAGTTCTTCAAGCTGGCGCTCCATCTTGTCGATCTTCTTGTCCATCGTTTGGACGCGCTCCCACAGAACGCCGTACTTGATCGGGTCGATTTCAGTTTCCATCTTCAGGCTCCGGTGCAGGCATTTCAATCCACACTTGCAACCAAACTCCGTTGACAAGTTGCGGCTCTTGCTCAACGGCCACCATGCCTGGTGTGCGTGGTATAGGTGTTGGCATCACCAATGGAATGCCTGCTGCGCGTAGGGCATCCACATTGACATTGGCAGGAATGCTGCCATCAGAGTTGAGTAGGAATTGCTTGGGCATGATTAGAAGAATGTCACCACACGAACATATCCGTTACCGCCAGCGCCACCGTCACCGGCGTTGTAAGAGCTAATCGCTCCACCGCCACCACCACCGCCGCCTGCCGGATAGCCACCTGAACCGCCAACGCCCGCATTGGCAGTAGTTCCACAACCACCACCGCCACCACCAGAACCCCCCACAAAATAACTGGTAGCAGTTGCTCCGTTTGTGCCGTTTGTGTTTACGGCTCCGCCTGAGCCGCCGCCGCCAGAAGTAGATGTAGATGTGTTGCTTGATGAAATTGCAGCACCACCCAAGCCACCAGTAGCTCCAGCAAAACCGCCGTTGTTGGTGTTATTTGTTCCCCCGCCACCACCACCGCCGCCGCCATTTAAACCACCTCTGTTTGCAGCGGAGGGTACTTGGTTTGAAGTATTGGTGCCGCCCAGTCCAGCGTTAAAAATAGTTGTTCCAGCACCAGCAATATAGCAAGGGCCAATTACATTTCCGCCAGCTCCTTGACCAGTTCCAGAAGAAGCGGTGGAAGTTGCCCCAGAAGTTGCCGATGGATTCTCAGCATAGATCAAAGTTCCGAAACTTGAAGGGTCTGCGGTACCACCGCTAGAGCCAGGAGCGCCAATAGTAGTAGCCCCCGCGCCTCCGCTTCCGCCCGCGCCGACCACAACTGTTTCGGTTGAGCCAAAAAGTGATGCCGGAAACCAGCCCTCAACTCTTGATCCCGCAGTTCCGCCAGACCCGCCTCGGTTGTACGATGTACTTCCAGACGAAGCCTTAGCACCGCCAGCCCCACCTCCACCACCACTAAAGGCCAGCACATAGACCATTTTTGCGCCTGCTGGCTTAGTCCAAGTGCTAGAGCCTGTGCTGGTGAATTCTTGAATGTCTGCGCTGGAGATTCCGCCGCCGCCAGTTGCGGCTGTTGTTTGCGTCGTTCCGTCGGGAAACTTTATGCCGCCTGTCGTACTTTGGATCACCCCCGCAACGGCCAGCTTCGAAGTGTTGGGCGCAACGCCAACCCCGATATTTTGAGTCAGTTGGTCTATCTTGAGGGCGACAACCGTGCCTGCTGCCAGGGAGAGGTCTTGGCTTGATTCAATAGGCGGCTTCTAAATAGGAAGAAGTGAGGATTGCTCCAACCACTTCCAACTGGGTAGATGGTGAGGATGTCCCGATACCCACTCGGCCAGCGTTTGTCACCGCAAAAGGCGTAGAGTCCGGGTTCGTAGAGTCCTCAACAAGCAACGCATTGCCCGTGCCGGTCTGCGTTACCCGCAGCGCCGTGCTGGTCGAAGACATACTCACCACCGTTGGGCCGGTAACGGTGCCGCCCGTAATCGGGAGCGCGCCTACATCCGTAGCGCCCAAGACAACAACGCCGGTCTGGCCGTTGACTGAATCAACAGCACCACCGCCACCGCCGCCGCTTACGTTAACAGTCACGCTATCGCCAGAAGCAGTCGCTGTGACGCCGGTGCCGGTGAAGTTAATGTTGCGAACGCCGCTGGTAAGGGTCGTGCCCTCGTCCTGGATAGCCACCGACGAGTTGGTGGACATCGTGACGCGAATCTTCTCGGCCAGATCAGCCGCGACAACCTCGCCCACATTGATCTCGCGCCCGGTCGAGAGCGTGATGATCAGGCTACCGTCGAAGTCGATCTTTGCGCCAGTAACAGACACGCCATCCTGGCCGTCTTTGCCGTCTTTACCATCGCGTCCGTCTGCGCCGTCCCGACCATCGCGGCCAGGCGCTCCATCTAGCCCGCGTTCGCCCGCCTCACCTTTCGGGCCTTGCTCGGGGATGATAGATCGGGCGTAGTCCAGTTGCGCCTGAACATCTTGTTTGACCTTCTTGATCTCGTCAATGATCAACTGAACATTGAACTTGACGCGCTCTTCCTTCTTGGCCTTTAGCTCCTGCAAAGAAGCCTCGACCTGAGACAAGGCGGCGAGCTTCTCCTCGTAGGAGATGTCGCCGGACTCTATTTTTCGAAGAAGGTCTTTGACATTAGGCATTTTGCTTCAGGCCGTTGGTCAGTTGATCCAAGAAGTCTTCTTCAGTCTTGGCGGCGGCTGAGAGCTTATCGGCCATCTGCAACTCGACGATCTTCGTCTTGTTCTTGATGTCCGCCTCCTTGAGCATCAACTCCGCGATCTTCACCCGCTTGTCGAACTCGCTCGACTCCTGACCCGCAGGCAGATTCTTCGTGGCAGAACTCATCGCCTTGACCTGCAACTCCTGCGGCATGAGCTGCGCTTCGGTCTGGAGCTTCTGAGCCTCTGCCCGGTTCTGCTCTGCTTGGGTCGTCTGCACCGCAATCTGAGCCTGCGCCGCTTGCAACGCCAGTTGCTGTTGCGCCTGGGCCAGTTGCTGCGCCTCAGGATTGGGCTGGTTCATCTGGTCAAGCGCCGCGATCAGCTCGTAGCGGTTCGTGAGGCTCGAATTGTTCAGGATGCCCTTCAAGATCAGCGGCAGAACCGGCGTATTCGGCCCCAGCGTTTGCAGGAGGCCAATGAACTGCTGCTGCTCGTACTCCCGCGCAATGATGCCCAGCGTCGCCGTCGGGATGAACTTCATGTCCACCGACGGATAGCGCTCAGGGTCGAACTGCATATAGCGGAAGGACGCCTTCTGGATGAACGGGATCAGGAAGTCTTCCTGGAAGTTCACCAGCGTGCGCTTGTACTTCTTGATGATGGTCGCCACCGCCATCGACAGCCCTGCGCCATCGCGGTTGACTTGGCTCACCATGCCCTGCGAGTCCAGCGTGCCGGTCGCTTGCAAGAGCATCCGTTCGAACTCCTTGGCCGTCGTCAAGTTCTCCGGGCTAGACTGCCCGAACTTGAACGGATAGAGAATCTCCGACGGGTTGCCGTTGACCATGAACGCCTTGCCAGGCTTGACCTCGAACCGAGCGCCACGCGGCAGTCGGGTCGCGTCCATGCCCATCATGGGGGCCGTGGTCAGCGCCAGCGAGTCCAGGTGGCTACGCACCTGCGCGTCGATGGCCTTTTGCATATTGTAGGACTTCTCCACCGTCCCGCGCCCCAGCAGGCGGTTGGGCACCGTATCATCTTGATAGGAGATGACCGGCCTGTCCTTCATCATGTACGGGTTTTCTTCTGCTTTGAGCAGCATCCCGCCGTTGGCGATGACCACAATGGCCTCGACCATGTTGGTGTAGTCCTCCGCCGCCGAATCATCGGGGAAAAGTTCCACCACATCGGTGTCTTCTTCGGTCAGATACTCTTTAGGCACCAGACCATAGTAGGTCATGAGCAGCACCTTCTCGTCTTGGTACTGGCTCGGCTCCTGCGTCGGCTCCAGGTCGGTGTCTTCATACGCCGTGCCGATGTTGACCTTGCGGTAGATGCCCTTTTCGATGCCTTCGACCACTTTGTGGATCGAAACATACTTCT